AAGTGACTCTGCTGTATTAAGTTTTGGTGCAGATTCAGATACAACTTTAACACATACAGATGGCACAGGGTTAACTTTAAACTCAACGAATAAACTTCTTTTTAGAGATACTGGTTTATATATTAATTCATCTACAGATGGCCAATTAGATATTGTTGCAGATACAGAAGTACAAATAGCAGCTACAACAATAGATATTAACGGCGCTATCGCAATGGATGGTGCTATTACTGGTGCTACTAACATTACTTTATCTGGTGAGCTAGACGCAGCTACTTTAGATGTTTCTGGTGATGCAGATATAGACGGTACATTAGAAACAGATGCCTTATCTATAAATGGTACAACAATAACTACGACAGCAGCTGAAATTAATTTAATAGATGGTGGTACTTCAAGAGGTACTACAGCAGTCGCAGATGGAGATGGTTTACTTGTAAATGACGATGGCACAATGAGAATGACCAATGTCACTACATTAAAAACATATTTTCAAACTGGTGTTACTGCTTCAAGTATAGCAGCTGACGACCTTGCTGCAGGTGATGCAGCTGTTACTTTACAAACTTCATCCGGAAATATTACAATTGATGCTACAGCAAATGACACTGATATTATATTTAAAGGCACAGACAATAGTTCTGATATTACTATGCTTACTCTTGACGGAAGTGAAGCAGGTGCAGCCACATTTAATAATAAAATTGTAGCAACAGAATTAGATATATCAGGAGATGTGGACGTAGACGGAACATTAGAAGCAGACGCAATTACACTTAACGGAACATCATTAGCTTCTTCTGCAACAACAGATACTACAAATGCATCGAATATCGGCTCAGGAACTTTAGGAGCAGCCAGAATGGCAGCAGCACAAACTGCTATTACGTCTATACTTGCAACAGACGTAAAAATAGGTGAAGATGATCAAACAAAAATAGACTTTGAAACAGCAGACACTATTCATTTTTATGCAGGTAATCAAAATCAAATTAAACTTACAGATGGTGTATTAGCACCTGTTACAGATAATGACGTAGATGTAGGTACCTCGTCTCTAGAATTTAAAGACGGGTATTTTGATGGCACATTACACTGTGATGTACTAGATTTAAACGGAACGGAACACACAACAATTGAAGATCCCACGGCTCTTGCAATTGCTTTAGGATAATATATAAAAGGAAAATAGGAGATAAAATATGGCAAATACGTTTAAGGTGGTTACTTTCGCAGCAGAACCAGCTTCTGCAGGAACTGCATACAAGATGTACACATGTGCTTCAAGCACAACAACTGTTGTTCTTGGTCTAATATTAACTAACATAAACACAACTTCTGTAACTGCAGAAGTAGAACTTGTTAGTGATACAGGAAACAGAGGTGGAGCAAACAACGTTTCTAATGGTACATCGTTTCTTGTCAAAGACGTGAACATTCCCGCAGGAAGTTCTTTAGAAGTCTTGACGGGCGGTAAAGTAGTATTAGAAGCAACAGATGAAATTAAAATAGATTGTTCAGTTGCAGATAAACTATCAGGCACGTTGAGCATTATGGAGATAACGTAAGATGGCTTATATTGGAAATATTCCTACAGACAACTTCGTTACGTTTGCTACACAAAATTTTTCTACGTCAGCAACATCTTCATACACACTCACTCATGCAGTAAGTAACGAAAATGAAATTGCGTTATTTATAAATAACGTACGTCAACACCCTGGATCTGGTAAAGCATATACTGCTACAGGTACAGCTTTGACGTTGTCAGCAAACACAGCTTCAACAGATACAATGTATTGTATTTTTTTAGGTCGTGCTATTCAATCTACAGTTCCATCAACTAACAGTATTACACCAGCAATGTTAGGTGATACAACAGTTACAGCATTAAGTGCAGGGACGGGAATTACTGGAGGCACAGGTACAGTTTACAGATCTGCAGTAGAAAAGTTAGGAAATATTTACCATACAAAAATTTTAATAGATTTAACAGGATTAGCTAGTTCTGGCAGTGGAGATATTATTGGAAAAGCTGCAACAGCAAATTGTCATATTGGACAAATAACTGCAGCAGTTAACGGAACAGTTTTAAGTGGTAAAATGACTTGTATGGAAGCACCTGCAGGTGGGGATCCAGATATAAATTTATGGTATGCTGATGAAGCTACAGGAACAGAAGATGCTGCAATTACAGGTTTGTCAAATCAAACACAAATGTGTGATAGTGGAGACTTAGCATTAGGTTCAGTGATATCAATACCAACACCACCAGCTGCAGATAAATATATGTATATGGTGACAGGTGCAGCAACAGATGCTAATTATACAGCAGGTAAAATATTAATAGAATTTTTTGGATATGTATAAAATGAATAAAGGAGATATATAACATGGCCTATATTGGCAAACAACCCGTGGTAGGAAACTTTCAAGTTTGTGATGCAATTAGTGTTGTAAACGGTCAAGCTGCTTATACGATGCAAGTAGCAAGTACAAATGTAAGTCCAGAATCAGCTAACCACATGTTAGTTAGTTTAAATGGTGTATTACAAAAACCAGGATCTTCCTTTACTGTGTCAGGGGCTACAATTACGTTCGCCAGCAACTTAGTTACGAACGATGTTATTGACTTTATAATGTTATTAGGAGATGTTTTAAATACAGGTACTCCATCAGATGGCGCAGTGCTTACTGCAGGTCTTGCAGCTAACGCTGTAACAGGTGCTAAACTAAATACAGATGTTATATCAGCTCAAACAGCTTTAGCAGCAGAACCTGCTGATACAGATGAGTTTTTAGTTAGTGATGCAGGTGTATTAAAAAGAATAGATTACTCACTTATAAAAGGTGGTGCTGCTCACACATTATTATCTACATCAACAGTATCAAGTGGAGTATCTGAAGTTGATATAACATCAAATATAAATAGCACATATAAAGTTTATATGTTCGAACTTATTAATATTCATCCAGCAACTAATGGCGAAGAACTACACATGAAATTTTTTCAAGGTGGGAGTTTAGATACAGGAAGTGTTTATGATTATGCTAATACAAGAATGGAAAGTGATAATACAGAAACACGAAATGTAGATACCAATACTAATAAAATGAAAATAACAATAAACTCAACTAATAATGCTGATTCAGGAATAAATGGTAGAATTTTTCTTTATAATCCTGCTGATACTACTTTTGATACGCAGATTTCTTTTGATATGAATTATCAATCAGGTGGTAATCACATTGCTAGAGTTTATGGTGCTGCAAGAATAGAAGAAACAGTAGCAGTTGATGGTGTTAGATTTGTTCAATCATCAGGAAATATAGATTCAGGTATTATAAAACTTTATGGGGTAACATAGGAGATATTTATGGCTTTATCTAAAGTTAATTATAACAGCCTGAATGTAACTCCCTCAGCAAGTAAATTTTTAGCATGGGACTCAGATGCAGATGCTTTAGCAGCTTCAGATATTGGCGGTTCTTTAAACCTAATATCTACACAAACCGCAAGTAGTAGTTCAACATTATCTTTCACTTCAGGAATAGATAGTACATATAAAAAATATATTTTTAGGTATTATAATATACACCCAGCTACTAATGCCGCTAAATTACAATTTAATGGTTCAGATGATAGTTCATCACACAGTTACGATATAGCTAAAACAACAACTTTCTTTCAAGCCTACCATAATGAAGCAGGTAATGATACAGCTTTACATTATTCAACTGCAAATGATCTAGCACAAGGTACTGGGTTTCAAAATCTTAATCAAATTGGATCTGACAACGATCAATCAGGTTGTGGAACTTTGCATTTATTCGATCCCTCGAATACTACTTTCGTAAAGCATTTTACAATAGATGCACAAACAGCAGATGCAGATGATTATTCTGTTAATGCTTTTGTAGCTGGATATTTTAATACTACAGCAGCTATAACTGCAATACAATTTAAAATGGACTCAGGCAATATAGATTCTGGTGTAATTAAAATGTATGGAGTATCATAATGGCTTTAACAAAATTTGAATATAATAGTTTTGATGTAACACCAGTAGCAAGTAATGGTTTTGCTTTTAACTCTACACCTAATGGTTTAACTACAGCATCTGCAGGGGCAATGACATTAATTAAAACACAAACTGCTAGTGATGTAGCATCAGTAGAATTTAAACACGGAACATCAGATGTGGTTCTTGATGGAACTTACGATACGTATCTTTTTAAATTTATTGGTATGCATCCAGAAACAGATGCTACAGATATGACAGTAAATTTTTCAGTTGATACTGGTTCAAATTATAATGTTTCAAAAATGACAACTTTTTTTAGAACACAACTTTATGAAAATAATACAAGTGGTGTTGTAGCGTATATAGCTGGAAATGATTTAACAGAGGGCACTGGAGAACAATACTTAAAATCAGGATGGAAGTATGGGTGCTGATAACGATCAATGTCTTGCTGGCTATATGTACTTATTTAATCCATCATCAACTACTTATGTTAAGCATTTTATGTCTACTACAATAGAGGTAAATGCTGGAGACAGATGTAGACAAGCGTTTGTAGCTGGATATGGAAATACTACAAGTGCCATAGATGCTGTCAGATTTAAATGTTCTAGTGGTAATATAAATGGCACAATTAAACTTTATGGGGTAACAAAATAATGGCTTTAAGTAAATTACAATATAATAGTATAAATGTAACACCAACTGCTGGTGAAGGTATTAGATTTAATTCTGGTGCCAATGGTTTTGAAACAGCAAGTGCTGGTGGTAATTTAGTTAAACTTTCTGCGTCAACTGCTAGTTCAAGTGCAACAATTTCATTTACTTCAGGAATAGATTCTACATATAAAGAATATTTATTTTTATTTAATAGCATTCATCCTGCTACAGATAGTGCAAATGTTCAATTTCAAGGAAGTATTAATGGTGGAAGTGCTTATGGAGTAAATATAACTTCAAGTTATTTTCAAGCTCAAGCTAATGCTACTGAAACAGCCTTAGAGTATGATGGTGGTCAAGACTTAGCTCAAAGCACTAACTTTCAAACTATCTTAGGCAAAGAAGTTGGTAATGGAAATGATGAATCAGCAAGTGGAATGCTTCGTTTATTTGATCCAAGCAACACTACTTTTGTTAAAACATTTTTTAGTCTAATTGGTAATTGTCAAGATACAGAAGCTATGTCTAGAGAAGGATTTACTGGAGGATACTTTAACACAACAAGTGCGATTAATGCTGTTCAGTTTAAAATGAGTTCAGGTAACATGGACGCTGGAACTATAACAATGTATGGAGTTAAATAATGGCAATAGTATCTGCAAACAATAATGCTTTATCAGCAATTACAGCTTTACCTTAGTGGTTTTTCATCTGGCTCTTTAAATTTAATATCTACACAGACAGCTAGTAGTTCATCATCATTAAGTTTTACAAGTGGAATAGATTCTACATATAAAGAATACTTACTTACTTTTTATAGCATCCATCCAGCTTCTGATAATGTAAGTTTTCAATTTAATGGTACTGATGATACTTCTAGTCACTCTTTTGACATTACAAAAACTACAACTGCTTTTAATGCTTATCATAATGAAGCCGATACTGAAACAGGTTTTGGATATAGAAGCGCAGATGATGTTGCGCAAGGAACAGGTTATCATACTTTATCCCATCAAGTAAGTAATGATAATGACGAAGCTTTAAGTGGTTATCTCCATTTATTTGAACCTAGTAACACAACTTTTGTAAAACATTTTAAAGCGGTTATTAGTAATAATAACGAAGATAGTCACGCGCAAGTTAATTATAGTAGTGGATACTTTAATACAACAGCCGCAATCACAGGGTTAGATTTTAAAATGAGTTCAGGAAATATAGATTCAGGAGTTATAAAATTATATGGCGTTAGTTAAATACAATAATAATTCTTTAAGCAATGTTACAGCAGCTGCTGGTCTTGGTTCTAGTGGAAGTATGAATTTACTTACAACTAATACTATATCATCAGGAGTATCAACATCTTCTTTTACTTCTAGTATTGATAGCACGTATGATACTTATTTATTTAAATTTATTAATATACACCCAGCAGAAGCAGAGCATTTTACATTTCAAGGTAGTACAGATAGTGGTAGTAGTTATGGAGTAACTTTAACTTCAACTTATTTTCACGCTACACACAATGAGGCTGGCACTTCAACCGCTTTATCATACGTAACTGGAAAAGATTTAGCACAATCTACTTCATATTTAAGAGTTTCAGATAGCACAAGTACAGACGCAGATGAAAGTACATCAGGAGAATTATATTTATTTAATCCTAGCTCTACAACTTTTATAAAACATTTTATGTCAAGATCATCAGTAGCTGCTACCGGAGGAAAAGATGGTTTTGTAGCAGGATATTTTAATACAACTAGTGCAATAGATGCTATTCAATTTAAAATGTCTAGTGGAAACATAGATAGTGGTGTAATTAAAATGTACGGATTGAGTAAATCATAATGAGTATAGTTAAATTAAATAATAATGGTGTAAAGAACGCAACTGAATTTGGTAGCATAACAGGATTAGGTAATTTAATATTAATTAAAACACAAACTGCTAGTAGCTCTGCAACCATATCTTTTGTTGATGGAACTAGCGATGTTGTTCTTGATGATACATACAAAGAATACTTATTTACTTTTAATAACATCCATCCAGCTACTGATAACTCAAATTTTACTTTTCAAGGAAATGCTGCTGGAGGAGCTGATTATAATGAAACTATAACTTCAACTGATTTTCAAGCATATCATAAAGAAGATGGCACAGGAGGTGGAGCTGCATATAGTGGTGGTAACGATCAAGCACAAGGAACAGGTTTTCAAGTTTTAGCTCAAGGTGTAGGAAATGATAACGATCAAAATGCTAGTGGTTATTTACATCTATTTAATCCTAGCTCTACAACTTTTGTAACGCATTTTATAAGTCATTTTCAATTAAATCACCATCAAGATTATGGACAAAATGAATTTGTTGGTGGTTATTTTAACACTACTTCAGCTATAGATGAAATTCAATTTAAAATGAGTTCTGGAAATATAGATTCTGGGACTATTAGTCTTTATGGAGTAAAATAAGGTTTTACAACTAAAGGAAATAGTATATAAACAAACAACAAGGAGAACAAATATGCCTAGATACAAAATGGTTAACGGTGAGCGAATTCAATTTACAGCCGCAGAAGAGAGCGCACGTGATACTGAAGAAGCTGCTTGGGCAGATGCTGCCCCTGCTAGAGCTTTAGCTAATCTTAGAGTTAAAAGAAATAGACTTTTAACAGAGTCTGATTGGGAAATAGTGTCAGTTTTAGAAAAAGGTAATGCTATTTCAACTGATATGAAAAATTACAGACAAGCGCTTCGCGATCTTCCTGATGGTAAAGACACTGTTGATAAATGTAATAACGCTACATGGCCGACTAAACCGTAGGGCATAGGAAACTACTATGCTGCAAAAAGTTAAATTTGCTCCTGGATTTAATAAACAAGTCACAGCAACTGGAGGCGAAAGCCAATGGGTTGCAGGTGATAATGTTAGATTCAGATATGGCACACCAGAAAAAATAGGCGGTTGGTCTCAATTAGGTTCAGTAGACATAACAGGTCGTAACACCGCTATTCATCATTTTGTAAATACGTCAGGTATTAAGTATGCAGCGCTCGGAACTAATAGGGTTTTGTATGCTTATTCAGGTGGTATTTTTTATGACATACACCCTCTTAAATCTACAACAACATTAACAAGTGCATTTTCTACAACTAATGGATCTGCAGTTGTAACAATAACTTTTGCATCAGCACATAATATAAATCAATACGATATTATTTTATTAGATAATTTTACATCTATTACAAATTCTAATTTTAATTCTTCTAATTTTGACGATAACAAATTTATGGTAACAACTGTGCCGTCAGATACAACGATAACAGTTAACGTTGGATCAAATGAATCAGGCAGTGGTGCTAGCACATCTGGTGGTATTAGAGTTAGACACTATTATCCTGTAGGTCCAGCCGTAGAGGTTGCATCAACAGGTTGGGGACTAGGGCCTTGGAGTGGATTTAAATCTGGTCAGTTTACTTCTACATTATCATCAAGTATTAACACATCAGTTACAAGTTTAACAATGGCTAGCTCTTCTTCGTTTCCATCTACAGGAACGGTATTAATTGATAACGAACTTATTACCTATACAGGTAATAGCAGTGGAACGTTGTCAGGTTTAACTAGAGGCGCTTCAGGAACCACAGCAGCTTCACATTCATCAGGAGCAACAGTAACCGATGCATCTAACTTTTTTGCATGGAACGCTGCAGCATCTGGAGATATTATTACAGATCCAGGTTTATGGACACTAGATAATTTTGGTAATAAGTTATTAGCCTCTATTTTTAATGGAGAAACTTTTGA